GCCCTGGCCGCCCTCGGTGAACCACTACTACCGCCATGTCGGTCCGCGCGTCCTCATCTCGAAGGACGGGCGGCGGTACCGCGAGGCGGTGGAGGCGGTCGCCAGGCGGGCGGGGAATCCGACGTTCGCGGAGCCGGTGGAGGTCGCGCTCGACCTCTACCCGCCCGACAACCGCCGCAGGGACGCCGACAACAGCCTGAAAAGCTGCCTGGACGCGCTCACCTGCGCGAGGGTGTACGAGGACGATTCGCTGATACAGAGACTTACGGTGACGAAGAAGGAGCCGCAGCCCCCCGACGGGCTGGCGGTCGTGAGGATAAAGGAGTATGAACAGAAAGAGACGCGAGGCGCGGGCGGAGCTGGTCCGCCAGTACCTTGAGACCATAACCAGCGACGACCAGCGCCTCGTGTGCTTCCTTCTGATGCAGGGAGTTGAGCCGGAGGACATCTGCAGGAGGCTGAAGATCAGCCGCGAGCGGTACGACCTCATCGTGGCCGAGACCGCCATCGAGATGCGGAACTTCGGCCTCGCGCCCGAGGACTGGCCGGAGGACGAGGAGGTGGACGAACCATGCCCATGAACCTGCGACCATACCAGCAGGAGGCCGTGGACGCGGTCTATGAACACCTCCGCTCCAAGGACACCAACCCCTGCGTGGTCCTCCCGACGGGCACGGGCAAGAGCCTGGTACTGGCGAAAATCGCCTCCGACGCGGTGACGCTCTGGGGCGGTCGCGTCCTCATTCTCGCCCATGTCAAGGAGCTGCTGGAGCAGAACGCCGACAAGGTGCGGAGGCTCTGCCCCGAACTGAAGGTCGGGATCTATTCCGCCGGATTGAATTCGCGCGACACGCGGGAATCCGTCATCGTGGCGGGAATACAGTCGGTGTACAACAAGGCTTGCGACCTCGGACGCTTCGACCTCGTCATCGTGGACGAGTGCCACCTCATAGCCCCCGACGGCGAGGGCATGTACCGCACCTTCCTCAAGGACATGAAGGTCATCAATCCCGACGTCCGCCTCATCGGCCTGACCGCCACGCCGTTCAGACTGAAAGGCGGCGCGATATGCAAGCCCGAAAACCTTCTCAACGAGGTGTGCTACGAAGCCGGGCTGAAAGAGATGATCGCGCAGGGCTACCTGTCGCCTCTGGTGTCACGCGCGGGACATGCCGAGGCCGACCTTTCGTCCGTCCACACGAGGGCGGGCGAATTCGTCCAGGACGAACTGGCCTCCGCGATGGACAATGAGCAGCTGGTGGACGCCTCATGTTCCGAGATCGCCATACTGACGAGGGAGAGGAAGTCCGTCCTCATCTTCTGCACCTCCGTGGAACACTGCAAACACGTGGCCGAGGCCATCACGAAACATTCAGGCAAGGAGTGCGCCGTGGTCACGGGCGAGACGTCCGCGGGGCTCCGCGCCGAAATCATCGCCCGCTTCCGCGGCGAACACGTCCCCGACGACCTCTTCGGCACGCCGAAGCCACCGCTCAAGTACCTGGCCAACTGCTCGGTGCTGACGACCGGATTCGACGCGCCGAACACCGACTGCGTGGTGCTGATGCGCCCGACGCAGTCCGCAGGGCTTCTCCTGCAGATGGCCGGACGCGGCACGCGCCTCTCGCCCGACACGGGCAAGACGGACTGCCTGATTCTGGACTACGGGGGCAACATCATGCGGCACGGGCCGCTGGACATGATAAAGGCGAAGGAGCCAGGCAAAGGCGGAGGCGGCGACGCACCCGCGAAGACCTGCCCGCAGTGCCACGCCATCATACATGCAGGCTACGGCAAGTGCCCCGAATGCGGCTACGAGTTCCCGCCTCCAGAGCGCAGCAACCTGACGGAGCATGCCTCCAGTGAAGGCGTCCTTTCGGGCGAAATCCGCGACGAGCATTACGATGTTCGGAACGTGTACTACGAGCCACATGTCAAGCGGAACGCCGAGCCTGGGACGCCCAGGACGATGCGGGTTGACTACGAGGTCGCGCCTACGCAGTACAAGTCCGAGTGGGTCTGCCCCGAACACACGGGATACGCGCGGAGCAAGTTCGAGCGGTGGTGGCGCGAGCGCGCCTGCCCCGACTGCCCCGTCCCGAACACCGTGGACGAGGCTGTCGCCTGGGCCAATGCTGGTGCGCTGGCCGTGCCGAAGGGCATCGTGGTCCGCTGGGTGACGGGCGAGAAGTTCGACCGCATCGTGAAGGTCGAGTGCGGCGACCGCCCGGAGATGACGGACGCGCTGATGTTCGCCATCGAGAGCGGTCCGCTTACCACACCGTCTGGCGGTTATCCCGAAAACATCGGTGATGACGAACTGCCGTTCTGAACAACGAAATCTGCCAATAACTACCCTTTTAAGGGAACAAATTGACAACAACCAAGGAAAATCACAATGAGCTGGGGAACATACTACAAATACGACGGATACCTCTCGCGGATATCCAAGAGCCAGATAGACGAGGAGATCGAGGAGCACGAGGCCGACAACCGCCGCATCTATGCGGAGATGCTGGCCTACATGGCGCAGACGCCGCCCGCCTACGCGAAGGACTGCGAGGGGCGGGAGTATCCCTGGGCTGAATACCTGACACAGAAGATGCGCGAGTTCCAGGAGGAGCTGGAGGAGAACAACTTCCTGCTGTGCCGACTTTACCAGTGCCGCGAGGTGCTGCGCGAACACCCCGAGAACGTGGAGGAAGGCTGATGACTGCAATGCAATTCGACAGGCTTGAGGACGGCGTGATGGTCTGGTTCAGGCCGCCGTATTTCGCATTCAGGATGCCCGGCGTCGTAAGGACAATCGACGGCAGGCGCGGCGTGTGGGTGAACTTCTTCGGCGACGGGCAGACACACTTCACGCCGCAGGAGGGTCGCGAGGAGCGCTTCGCCTCGTGGATAGAGCCGTTCCTGCCGACTGGCGGCTTCCTGCTCGCCATGCGCATCCGCTGACAAAACCCTTACAAAATGTAAGAAATACTTGCAAAACGAGGTTTCAGATGAAATACACTTACATATTCCCAAGCATACTCATCGCGCTGGACGTGCTTTCGGCCATCGCATATGGCTTCAGCAAGGACCTTCGGCAGGTCATCTACTGGCTGGCAGCCGCGACGCTGTCCGCCTGCGTAACCTACAAATAAAGCCTTGCGCCTGGATGAGGGATGACTCCCTCCCAGGTGGTTCGAATCCACGTCGGTGCGCCATTGGGTTGGCGGCATCGGCTCGGTCAAAGCGCGGATGCACGTTCCATCCAGGCGCATTTCCCATCCAATCACAGGAGGAACACGATGTCAACAAGAGGACTGATTGCGATCATGGACGATGACGGCTCATGCCGCTCCATCTACTGCCACCACGACATGTACCCGTCCCACGCGGGAATCGTCCTGCCGGAACACTACACCACGCGCGAGGCCGTGGAGGCGCTTCTCGCCCTCGGCGACCTCTCCGCCCTTGGCAATACCCTTGCCGAATGCGAAGCATACTGCCGCGATAGGGGCGAGGAACTCCATGAACCCACGCATTGGAGCGACCGCTGGGTTCTCGCCCGCGAGGCGTTCAACCGCTTTTGGGCGGAGTACTGCTATCTGTTCATTGACGGCGAGTGGTTCTGCTCCGACGGCGGCGGTTGGATGCCAGTCGCGGAACTGCTCGAATAAAAAAAAACGCGAGAGGGGGGAGAACAAGAAAGGCGATTTTCTTTAATACATCGGTGACGGGCAATGAGACCCGAGAGACAGAAACTCCAACCCAAGAAAGGAACGTCACCGATGAGAAAACTCGCATCCATCGCAACCATCGCAACCGCAGAGCCGATACCCGAAGCCGACCGCCTCGACGTGGTCACGCTTGAGGGCAAGGCCTGGCGCATCGTCACCGGCAGGAACGAATTCAAGCCCGGAGACCGCGCCGTCTATTTCGAGATCGACTCGGCGCTCCCTGCCGACGACGAACGCTTCGCCTTCCTCCACGACCGCTGCCTCCGCACCTGGAGCGACAAGCACGGCAACGCGCTGAAGCAGGCCGTCCGCATCCGCACCGTCAAGCTCAAGGGAGTCATCAGCCAGGGGCTGGTGATGCCGATCTCCGTGTTCCCCGAACTGGCCGACCGCAGCGTCGGCGACGACGTGACAGGCGACCTCCGCGTGGAGCACTTCGACGAGATATCCGAGCAGATGCGCGCCGCCCTGGACACCCGCTGCCCGCAGGGCTTCGGTCGCCGCGAGGGCAACTTCCCCTCCTGGATTCCCAAGACCGACGAGGAGCGCATCCAGAACCTCGCCGACTGGCCGGAGAAGCTCAAGGGCGTCCTCTGGGAGGTCACCGAGAAGAAGGACGGCTCGTCCATGACCGTCTTCTACGCTCCGTCCCAGCGCCCCGACAATCCCTTCGGCGTTTGCAGCCGCAACTTCGAGCTGAAGCGCGACGAGACCAACGCCTGGTGGGAGGCCGCAGTCAAGTACGGACTTGAGGAGAAGCTGCGCAACCTTGGCCGCGAAATCGCCCTGCAGGGCGAGCTTGTCGGCCCCG